CATTTCGTCCGGATCGTCTGCGCCCGTCATGATCCGCTGCTTGCGGGTCGCGAGCTTGTCGCGCTGCGCCGTCGTCAAATCGCCGTGATGCTCGGCGAGATCGCGCTGCAGAAACGTGTCTTTGTTGACCAGCGACTCGGTCCACAACTCCATGAACAGCCGGTCGCCGTCAGGCTTGCCGGCCAGACCGCCACCCGTCGCGACCTTGCGGAACGCCGCGACCACCGACGGCTTGAGTCGCCGCCTGATGTTCTCCGGCATGTCCTCAAACGGCTTTCCGTCGTTCACCCACGCCAGCGCGTCGTCATACGCCTGCTCGTAGCCCTGGTCGCGCTGGTGCTCGGCGTACTGCTGGCGTTCTTTGAGCCGCGCGACGGCGTTGTCGGAGATCGACGTGTCCTCGTGCTGCCGCGCTTCCGCGACCGCCGCGCCGAAGTTGTAGCCGTGTTTCGCGACCAGCGAATCCGCCAGCGCGCGGCCGGATTCGTTCGCGCCCTCAGTGCGATACCGCGCCTTCGCCTGCTCGTACCGCTGAAGCCGCAGTGGTTCCGGTAGGAACTCGGCCGTTGTGCCGTCCGGGCTCCCGAGTACGCGCACCTGATCCTTGAGCGGGAGGCTATCGAGCCACGCATCGGCGTACTTCGCGGACGCCTCGCGCCGCATCGCATCCGCGTCCGCCGCGTCAATCGTGCCGGCGTCCTGCTCGACCTTGATGCGCTGATTCAACGATTGCAGGTACGCCGACCGCTTCGCCTCGCTGGGCTCTCGCAGCGCAGCATCCGTGATCGCGCCGATGTCGTTCTGCAACGACTGGAACCGGAACCCGCGCTCCTTCACCGCGACCTGTTTCCGTAGCGCCTCGACGCCGCGCGCCACGTCAACGTCGGTATCCAGCAGGAACAGTTCCCGCGCTTGGCCGCGCTGAATCTTCTCGGACGCCTTCGCGCGGGCTTCGCCCATGCGCTTCCGGTAACGCGCCTCGTGTGTCTGGAAGTCGCCGTCCGCAGCCAGTTCACCGCTGATGTCTGAATCCGCAACGATGACGTCGCGCTTCGCCTCGGCAATCTGGCGCCGATCCTCAATCTCGCGCTCGCGGTCCTGCACGCGCTGAACCGTGTCGCCGACTTCCTGCAACGCGCCGCCGAAGATTTCGCCCGCGCGGTTGCGCACCACGCCGCCGGCCGCCCGCGGCAGTCGTCGCTGGCCCATGTCGCCGATGCCAGGAATACGCGCCATCAGCCACCGCCTGAGGATTTCTTGGCCTCATCGAAGATCGTCGCCGCTGCTCGCAGGTATCCAGCCGTGCGTGCCGAGCGCCCCTCTGATCGCCGCGCCTTCGCGCCAGACCTTAGTTTCATGGCCTCGCTCTTGCCGCTGTAGAGCGCCGACAGCGCGCTGTATTCGGATTCCGTCTCAAGGCCCGCCATGAGGTTCAGCACCGTTGGATCGCGCACGGACGCCCCGGACGATGCCGCCACCGCCTGAGCACGCGACAACGCCAGCCGTCCCTCGCGCCGGTACACGCTCGCCTCCGCGCCGCTCTCGGCTTCGGCGTCGATGGCGTTCTGTTCCATCTGCCGCGCCTCGAAGTACGCGGCCTTCTTGGCCGCCCGCCCTTCGCGGATCTGCCCGTAGGCTTTCAGCAGGCTTCCCATCGCCACCACCCCGGTTCGTTGTCGTGCGTGAATCCCTCGCGGGCCAGAATCCGCGCCCCTGGCTCCTGACAGACCCATGCGAGCACCGGCAGGCCGGTCGCCTTCGCCATGTCGATGCCGGCGCGGATCGCCCGCAGGACCGTCATGCTGCGCAGGTGCGGTTCCAGTTCCGGCTTCGTATCCGAAAACAGTGTCGCGAAACCGCCGTCGATGGCCGCCCCTACGACGCCCGCCGGCTCGCCGTCCAGCATGACCACGACAGAACGTGTCGTCTCGTCAGGCACACGACCGTAGAACGCTCGCAGCGCCGCCGCATCGGCCGGTCCCCATGTGAGTCGCGTGGCCATCAGGCGCTACGCTCGTTTGTGATGACCGTCGCCACGCACGCCAGCACTGTTGCCGGTCGTGGCGCCGTCGCTCGCAAGCAGAACCGGGCATCGGTATTCCAGTCGCCGGGAAACTCCAGCATGTCGCCTTCGTAGGTCGCGTGAATCGTGTCGGCGCCGACTTCCGCGCTTTCCTCCATCAGGGGCAGATTGTCCATCGTGTCGAAGTCCGGACCGAACTCGATCCCCTGAGCGTGCGTGTCTTTCAGTATCAGCCCGAGGAACGGGATGCGGTGACGCTGATTCAGCGGCGTGCCGAGCGCCGTTGCCAGCGCCTTGCGCATCGTCTTCCAGCGAGCCTCGTATCCGAGGCCGCAGACCACGTTGGTATAGCTGCCGCCGAGCGCCACCGCGCCGCCGGAAACCGTCGCCGTGCCACGGTCCACGCCGTCCGCCCACCGGACGACCGTCTGGCCCTCCAGATGATCCAAGCCGCTCAGGATCGAAATGGCCGCACCCGAATAGGAGACGAACGAATCCGCGAGTTTGTTGATGTTGCCGCCGATGCACTCGGATTCCTGCGCCCACTTCTCGACAAACCGTCCGCCGTCCCTGTTCACGACGTAGTAAACGTCGTCCTCGTCGGTTCCTGGCATCACGACCACGTCCTCGACGTCGCCGTCGGTCTCCAGTTCGATCCATGCCGTGACGTTATCTGCCTTCTCGTTGATGACCACCGCGACCGTCCCATCGGCGCGCACGCAATGGACCCGCGTGTCAGGCTTCCGCTGCACCGCAATCTGCACGATGCCAGCGGCATTCAGGTCCGGCGTCAGCATGCTCATGTCGGATGTCGTGTACTTCAGCATGCCCGTGTCGAAGGCGATTTCAAACAGCCGCGTCCCACCGCGCTGCACGAAAATGCCGCGCTCGTCGATGCGGTCGCTGCGCACCCCATCGGAGCCCTGAGTGCTCACACTCCGCAGGTTGAAGTTCGTCGGCGTCAACGACTCGGCTTGCGAACTCGACCGCGCGTGAACTTCCGAGCTGGCCGTACCGACGAACATCTCATTCGTCGCGCTGATCCAGTTGATCTTGTCCACCGGCCCGGAGCCGAAGGCCCTGTTGATCGGCGCCGAGTCGCCTTCCATCGTGTCGTCGAACGATTCGTATCCGTCTGACACGGAACCGAAGATACGCGCCTTGCCGGCCCACCACAGTCGACCGTCGAACAGCGCCACAGCGGACGGGTAGCCGCGGTAATCCGACCACGCGCCCTCCGACCAGTCGGCGCTCGCCGTCGTGGCCCCGAAGTCCTGCAGCAGGACCGCCGAGACCACTGTCGGCGACGTGTACCCCGTCACCTTCGCGATGCCCGTGATGCTGCCCAGCGCATACGTCAGCGTCGCCGTGATCGTGCCAGACGTGAACCCGCCGGTCTTGACGCCGAGACGGTAGTACACGACCTGGTTGTCGAACGTGTCGGTATGCACGACGGTCGCCGCGGCCGTCCACGACGTTGCATCGTCTACCCACGTCCCAGAGACGCCGAGCGAATACTGCAAGACGACCGTCGCGACGAACGTCCCGGATATCTGCACCGTGAACGATCGTTGTGCGCCGACGCCACTCACGCGAATCTCGTTCGTGAACGAATTCTGCGCCGTGATCGTCGCCGTCACCGTCTGCCCGCTGGATTCGTGGCGGAACAGCGCGTTGACATGCGTCGGCTTGAACAGCGGCAGTGATGCCGTCAACGTGCCGTCGCCAGACAGCACGCTTGCCGTGATCGTGGTCGGCGACGTGTTCAGAATCCGGAACGGGCCGTCCTCCGGTTCGTACTGCACGATCGACCACGACCGCGTCGCGCGTCGCTCGATCTTGCGCTGCTGGTAGCCGTAGCACGCGACATAGGTCACGTCGGCCGACGCATCCCACCGCAGCATGTCGAGATCGGCTTCCACCCACGGCGACGGCAACGTCAGCGCGCCCGATGAGTCGATTTCGCAGGAGATGACCGCCACCGAATACTTGGTCCGCGTCTGAAACCGGATGTAGAACGGGCTTGCCGTCGGCGTGAACGCCAGCGAATGCGTGCCGGCACCGAGATCCGTTTCCGCGATGTACTCGTCGCCGCCGTCCGTGCTGCCGACCCGCAGCGTGACCGGCCCTCGCAGCACCGAGATCCGCAGCCCGTGTTCGACGTTCTCGTCGCTTCCGTTGACCGTGACGGCCTGCGTCCGGATTGCCGCCGCAGTGCCGGTTCCCGCCATCGACAGATAGCCGCCAGAGGCCCACTGCGACGTCGCGCCGGCCTCGTCGCCGTCGGTCCAGCCCGTTAGATCGGTGTCAAACCCGCCATTGGTCACTGCCGTCGAAACCGTCGCGCGGGTGACGACGGCGTCGTCAATCCAGAAACGGATCGACGAGCCGGAGACCTCGATCAGCGCCGTATCGTCCGCCGCATAGATGAACGGGATCAGCCGCGCGACGGCGTCGCTGGCCGTGCTGCCGAGATGTTCCCATCCTGGGCGCAGCATCATGGAGCCGAGCGCACGCGGCATCCAGTTGACGTGGACTTCGGCAGCGAGTCCGGTGCGCTCCAAGTCGATGCGGGCGCCGGCCAGCGGACTTATGAGCCCGCGATTGAAAGCCAAGTGTGCGACGTTTTCTTTCGGCACGGCGCACCTATCCCATCAGCGTGTCGGTAGACCCTCGATCGCCGCGATTCGACCCGCCGTGTCGCGCTCGCGACCAGCCTCCGGCTGGCGGCCGTTGTGTCGGGCCTTCGGCCGCTTCGGTGTTCTTGGCGTTGCCGAGCTGGTCGTCGGCGAGTTTCAGCAGGTCGATCTTGAGCGTTCGCGACGCCGTCAGGGTCTCGCAGACTTCGGACGCCAGTAGCAGTTCGACGTATGCCACGAAGTTCGGCGGCCACTTCGCGTAGTCACCGCCGTAATCGGTGTCGTTCGACACATAGCGCACGTACAGCGGCTCGATGTCGGCATACCAGTAGTCGCCTTCCTGCTGGTATTCCTTCAACGGACTCTTGAAATACTCGTCCGAGCACACCGCCAGCGTGCGGATGAGATCGTCAGGCCGATCGAATGCGTGCTGGTAGCCGAACTGCGGACTCACGGACGGGGAGATGTCCACCAGCACCGACCGCGCCGCAAAGTCCCATTGCCCGGCCTGCAGGCACCGATCCACGATGCCGCGCGCCCATGCCCAATCGAGCTTGCGACGCGCCTCCCGAGACTCGGCGAGCGAGGCCAGCGGCCGTGAACCGCAGTGACCGAGCGCGCCGTTGTAGAGGGAGAGTTTGTCGGTCATGTCGGCCTACGCCGCCCGTATTGCCAGATTGTCGGTGATCCAGTGGGCCGCTTCGGCGACCGTCTTGAATCCGTCCTTGATGATTGCCTTGTCGGCCTTGCGAACGACCATGTGGCCCTTGCCGCGGAGGAAGCGCACGTCGTAATCAGACGCCGCGATGTCATCCGGAACCTTCGCGTCGGCGAACTGCGTCTTGCGCAGCACCACGACGTTCGCGTACAGGCGGCCGGCACTGCGGACCATGAGTTCCGCGAACCATCGGCCTGCACAGTGACGCACTTCGATACGGTCCCACTCGCGCAGCATGTGCCCGAGATTGCGCCAATAGGCGGGGTCCGTGAGATGTTCGACTTCGATATCCTCGGCCGCTTCGTGGCTCCAGATGTTGCGCGTCTGTTCCGCCGCGACGAATTCCGAGATGTTCGCCGCGCGCTGCCGTTCTCCTGCCATACGTTGCTCCTTGAGTTCAGGGGAGGGGCGGCCGTTGCCAGCCGCCCCGATTCATCACGACAGGATCGCCGCCGACACCGTCGCTGCACCGCCCGCCGTCACGGCCGTCACGGTATGAAGGGTCGCCCCGACTGTGGCGGTCGTCTTGGTGACGATCACCGTATCGTTGACCTTCATGCCGAGCGCGTGCCCGTTCGAGAAGTAGTCCGACGCATCGACGTCCGTATGCACGTCCTCGGATGCGTAGAGCCAGAGCGCGAGACCGCCGCCCATGCGAGACGTGACGCACTGCGGAGGGATTGCCGTTGAGTAAGCCATGGTCAGTTCTCCTTTCAGTTCCGCAGATCAGCTCGCCGCGAAGGCCGAACCGTCGTGGTTGATGACGACGACGCCCGCGTTCTGCAGCAGCTTCGCCTCGCTCCACACGGAAGTACGCGCCCACGAGTAGTCCTGCTCGGCGTTGTAGTCCGCCTGCGCGTCGATGCCCTGCGTGTTGATCGCGTGGCCGACCGCCGACTTGTGGAACAGGTAACACTTCTCGGACGCCGTGCCGAGCGACAGCGCGGGGTGCTCGATGATGACGACGTTCTTCCAGCGATACGCCATCGGAGCGTCGCGCCACTCGGCGCCGCCGTTCGCCCACGGCCGCATGTTCACGTACTGCGCGCTGGAGAACTCCGGAGCCTGTTCCAGGTAGCCCATGAACGCGGACGAGGCCAGCAGCGTGACGTTGCCGTCCCACGGCACCTTGTTGTTACCGAGGATGACCTTCGCCTTGATGAACAACTGCAGGGAGCCGGCGACTGCCGCGCCCGTATCGTTCGTTGCCGTGGCGAGCTGCGTGAGAATCTGGTCGTCGACCTTGCGGTTGATGACGCCCATCGACGTCATCTGCATGATCTCGCGCTGATTGCCCTGACTCGCCGTGATGTTGAAGTTCGTCTTGCGAACGAGATCGTTCGACTCGACGAGCGTCGCGGTCGACTGCGTCAGGTTGTCGGCGCGGGCGGCGATGAGTCCGTTGACGCCGCGCGTCTGCGCGGTCGCGCTGCCAGAATCGGCAACGAGGAACACGGCGGCATTGCCGTTGACCATCGCTTCGGTCGTGACCGTGTCACGCAGAAGGCTCTGGCGCTGCTCGAAGCCCTTGATGAACTCCGTGCGGTAGAGGGTAGTAAATGCTGTTTCGGCCATGATGGCTCTCCATTGAAGTGTTAACAACCAGTGTTGTCGTCACCGCAACGGGGAAGCCTGGGATCGTCGCGCGGGGATGCCTTTCGGGGCCGCGCCCGGAGATCAGGGGCCGCTGTGTAACTCGCGCCCCTGTTCTATCCGATCCTCTGGCGTTTTTCAACCAGCCTTGCGCGTCATCTGCGCCTTGATGTCGTAGAGTTGCATCAGGCGAGCCGCCTTCGACGGGTCCGCGTTGTACGCCTTGCGGTCCTTCTGCATGAGCGTTTCGATCGCCGCGATTTCTTCGTGAACCGTTTTCATCGGATCGCCGCTCGATCCGCCAGGGATCGTCACGATCGGGTTCACTTCGCGGGCCAGCGTCGCCATCCAGCGGGCGAAGTCCGCCGTCCCCTTGATCGGCGTGCCGTCCGGCGTGCGCGCCTCGGCAATCATGTCCTGCACCGTCTTGGGCGCCTGCGAGAGCATCGCATTCACGATGTTGACGTTCACCCGGTAGTCGCCGCCCCACTCGCCGCGCAGCGCGTCCTCCGTCTCAGTCTTGAGCGTGGCATCGGCGTCGACGCGCGCCTTGTCCTCGGTCGCCAGCATGTCCGAGTACCACTTCACGACGTCGTGAACGACGGCCGGTTTGACGTTGTGCTTGTGCAACTGCTCGGCAAACGACGCGAACAGCGGCTTGTCGTCCTCGCCGATCACGAGCCCGTCCGGGAGCTTTTCGAGATAGCCGTCGGCTTTCTCCGGAATCCCGTTGCGCTGGCGGAATTCCGTCACCTGTTCGGCCGTGGCGTTGTCGGGCAGCGGCGCCTGCAGTTCGCCGGAGCGGATGCGGGCCTTCGCCTCGACGAGCGCCTTGGCGACTTCCTTGGGGCTCGTGTACCGCTGCAGATCCTTGAGGATCGCCGCGTCATCACCGGCCGCAGTCTCCCGCCAGTTGTCGCCCCACGGGCCGGGAACGTGCGGTTCCCCGCCAGCGGGCGGCGTGACGGCCGCGGGCGCGGCGCCAGGTTCGCCAGCCCCGGGTACCGCAGCGACGGCCGCCGGTACGGCGGGAGCAGCGCCATTCGCGGCGGCTGGCGCGGCACCCGGAGCCGGCGAATTCGGGTTGTTCGGTGGGGTTTCGGCCGCCGCGGCGCCCGGTTCAAGGGGACTGTTCATTCGGTTCGCTCCTGATGACATGGTTGACCAACTTCACAATCTGCAAGCCGACGAAACGCTTGCCGCCGGCAAACGCCGATTCTCGTGCCCCGTCGCTTCCTGGCCGGAACTCCAGATCGTAGAGCCCGGCTAGCGTCTCGACGATGTACTTCATGGCGAGCCGTTGCTGATCCTCGTTCGCCGCTCCGTGAGCCACGGCGCGCACAGCGGCGGCCTCGGCGAGGGTGTATTCGGCGGGCTTCCATGCGACCGACCCCGGCAACTGCGGCCGACTCGGCGGTTCTCGTTCGCTCACGCGGCTTCCTCATCGACTGCGGCCATCGCCTGCATGCCCTTGCCGGCCTGTTCGGCGGCAGCGCCGCCGGCCCCGACCTGCTGCATGGCGGCGTTCACGGCCTGTTCCTGCGCCATTTCCTGCGCCTCCGCTTCGACTTCCTCGTCGTCGCGTTGCCACGCGGCCGGCACGCCGACCGCACTCAGGGCCTCGCGCAGCGCCTTGCGCACGTCGAGAATCAGTCCAGCCGAGCGGTCGAGTTCGACGGCGGCCAAGATCATCTCGCGGGCTTCGCTGAACCGCAGTCCCTTCTGGCGTTCGAGCGCGCCGTGCAGCGGCGACTCGAAGATGAACCGCACGTCCTGGCCGCGGATCGACTCCGGGATTTCGTCGACCGGCCCGAAGCGGCCGGCGCGCATCTCCATCTCGAAGGTTTCCTCGCAAAGCGCGCCGTTGTACTCGGCTTCCGCCGGCTCGAACAGCGGCAGCGCGCCGCGCACGTATTCCTGCATGCGCTGATTCGCCTCGTAGGCGGTCATCTCCTTTTCGATGTTCGGCATCGCGATCTTGTTCAGGTAGAACGCTTGCGCCAGCATTTCGCGGGAGTCGCGCGTCATTTCCAGCCCGAACGGCAGTCCTGTCTTGTCCTGCGTCAGCGGGCGCAGCGCCTCGCCCATGCGCTCGTCGTAGTCGCGATCGACCCAAGTGATGCCGCCCGAGAACAATTCGGCCGGTCCCTTGATCGCTTCCTTCGTGCCAACCATCGGCGGACGCACCGCCATTTCGCCGGCTTCGAGCAGCGTGAGCGCCATCGCCTGCAGCAACCGCGCGTCGGGGAGCCCCGCCCATGTGGCCGGCGAGAATGCGTACTGCGACCCGGAGAGCGTCTGGAATCGCGGGATCACGTAGCCGCGCGTCCACACGCCGACTTCCTCGATGACGTGCTGATGCCTGACATCGACCCATGTCGAGATCCACGGCTTCGTCGGTTTCGCCCCGCCCGGCATGCCCTCGTACTCGTCGGCCGGCATGACACAGTGCAGGAATTCGTACTCGGTGAACGACGACTGTTCGCGGCTACTCGCATCCGACATGCGGGCGCCGAAATACTTGCGCGCCATGCCGAGCGGAACCTTCCAGCGACGGTACACCGCGCCGATTTCGCCGCTCGGCTGTTCGCACCAGCACACATCGCGCAGGTGCCAGTTCCGGTATTGCAGCACGCCGGTCGACCAGTCGCGGCTGATCTGAATCACCGCCTGCCCGAACGTTGCAAAGTCGTGATCGCCTTCCTTCGTCGCGCGCACGAACTGCGAGGCGCGAGCGTACATATCGCGCCGCTGGATGTCGGTCGCCCATTCGAGCCACGCGCGGCCCTTGCGGTCCAGCATGTCGGGCCGGTCGATGGAGACTTGGAACCATTCCTGCGTGCGCGGGCGCAGCATCGACGCAATCGCATTGCCGAGTTCGCGCCGCACCAGAATCGGGTAGCTCGTCGTCAGGTTCGACGCATAGTGTCGCCCGATGTTCGGCGACGCGGTGAAGTCCGCGCGCTCCGGATAGAAGTGCTCGGCAATCTCCTGCCACAAGGCCAGCAGTTGCCCGCGCTTCCCGAAGTGGTGCTCGCTCCGCTCGATGATGGTTTTCGCGTCCACTGCGTTACAGCCCTTCGGACGGATCGCTCAGGAACGTCGAGGCCCGGCCGGTGCGCCCCAGCGACTTCGCCAGCCGCCGCCGCGCCGCACGCTTGATCGAATCGTCGTCTGGCATAACCGCGGTCGAGGCGGTCCGTTCCGCCAGATCCGCCGCGGCCTGATCGGCCGCCGATGGCGCCCGGCCCGTGTGACCTGGCATGTCTCCGACGAGGCCGAGCGTGCCGAGACCGACGCCTTTCTTGATGATGCGCCCGGCTTTCTTGACCAGTTTGCCCATGACCTATCTCCTTCGTCCGCCAACGATGCTGATCGCGCGCCGCGTACCGAGATCGACGATGTTCGATCGCTGCGGCTGCAATCCGTGTTCGGCGTGGTTGAAAAACACCGTCGGCATGTAATCCTTCGCGCCCTGCGACCAGCAGGTGACGACTGCATCGCCGGCATCCGGGGATCGCCCGAGCAGTTCGATGACGCGCTCTTTCGTCGTGATCTTGATACCCTGCGACGTGACTTCCCACTTCGGCGTCACGAGATCCAGCAGCAGTTCCTGGCTCTCCGGCAGCGCTACCTGCGAGCCGCCCGGCTGATCCGGGTCCAGCGCCTCGCGGAACTTCCAGTAGACTTCCGATCGCCGGTTGAAGAACCCGAACTGGCCGTCGCGCGTCCGCGCCCGTGAGCCGTCGTAGCCCTTGAATCCGATACACTCGATACCGTTGCTGCGCAGAACTTCGTAGGCCGCACCGCCATAGCCGCCGGTCATGTCGAGCACGACCTTGCAGGTATCGCGACGATGCGATGCGACGAGTCCCGCGATACTGGAGCCGTCTGGCGTCGTGTGCCCAGGCTTGCGAACGATCTTCGCGTAATACGGGCCGTATCGGTACGCTAGCACTGTGTCGTCGTCGCCGCCCTGCGCGATGTCCGCAGAGATCGCCGACATGGGAACGCCCATCGGCATGGCCGGCGACCAGCGTGCAAAGGCGTCCGTCACCCACGACGTTGGGATGACCTGAAACGCGCCGTCCTTGACCATGATGTCGAACCGCCCGAGTCGGTACGCCATGCGCAGTTCTTCCGGCAACTGCGACAGCGTCGCATCGTAGTTCGTCTGCGCGAGATCGGGATTGTCGTCGAGCATTCCGGGGATGAACGTGCGCGACAGCGCGCGGGTCATCTTGCCGTCAAGCAGATGCGGCCCCGGCCCGTCGACTTCCTTGCCACCGAGGAACCAGCGCAGTTCGCCGGGCTTCGCCGGATTCGGGTGCCGTGGGTCGAGCCACGGCGCCCAATACTTCACGATCCACATGCCTTCCGGCGTCGTCGGCGGATTCGACGCGCACACGACGCGACACCGCTGCCCTTCATCGGCCGAGCGGTTCCATGAGATCAGGAACGTGAACTGCGTTTCGGTGAAATCGCAAATTTCGTCAAAAAATAAAAAATCATGGGGGACTCCCTTATGTTTCTGCTTGTCGTCCTCCATCTGGCAACCGCCGACGTCGATCAGTCGGCCGTCCGGCAGTCTCCAGCACGAGAGTTGTCCGTTCCAGCCCTCGTTCGTGTGCAGAATTTCGTAGTAGGCGTCGAATATCTTGGACGCCTCTTTGTTCGTGCGTCGCAGGAACAGCGAGCGCCGATGATTCGTCAACGACAGGCCGACACCGAGCCCAGTCTTGCCACAGCCGGCGGTACCTCCGTACAGCAGGATATCCGCCTCGCTGTAGTACGCCTCCGTCTGCGGCCCCGGATTCGGCACCCACACGACATCGCCGGCTAAGCGCATCGCATCCTTGGCGATACGGGCCTTCTCGTCCGGCGACATGAGGCGGACGGCAGCGAGGATGCTGTCGAATTGTGCGCTCATGTCGCCGGACCCGCCGTGCCTTACCGATCCATCTCGACTTGGATGTAATCCAGGTCGACCGTCATCGAGGCTGCCACCGACGTCTTGCCGAAGCCGATCGTCGGCGTCAGATCAGCCGCCGCCGTCAGCGCCCCGCTCATCTGCGAGCCGACCTGGATGCCGTTGCGGTAGAACGCCGCCACGCCGGCCGACGTGACTTCGATGCGCCACGTTTCATAGACGCCGGCTTCAGGGGCATACGTGCTGTTCTGCGCCGTCGCGTCAACGTCCGACGCCACGCCAGTCAGCCACCACGTATCGGCCGTCATGCGGGTGTCGAACATGACGCCGACCGCGTTGGTCGCGTTCGTCGTCAGCGTGTTCGCCGACGCCGCCGATTCGATCGGTGCCTCCAGCGTGGCGACGTCGGTGAACCCGAAGAACCCGTAGCAGGTCGTGATCGCCGACAGTTTGAACTTCGCCTCGATGGCGAGGCCGCCGTTCGACGCTTGGAACTGCAGGATGCCGAGGTTCAACTGGATCAGGTCCGCCGCGAGGCCGGTGCCGGCGTCGCCGGTCGTGATCCGCAGGATGCCGCCGATGCCGGCGGCGAGGATCGCCGCATCGCTGGTCGCCGAGTCGGTACCTTCGACGACGTTCCAGCGTGCGTCGAGCGCGTCGCCGAGGAAGTCGTCTTTCCAGATGATCTTCTGCGCGCTCGGAACGGCGTGCTGGCGGCCGTGATCGCCGAGAATCAGTTTGCCGCTCGGGACGATCAGTTCGCCGTTCGGACCGAGGCCAATGTCCCTGCCGTGCAGGCTGCGCGTGATGTACATGGTCAATCTCCTTGCTTGTAGCTGTGCTGAGATTCAAGAACCGTCCGCCGGATGGGCCGGCACCCTTTCACCCGTCTCACTATACGGCCATGTGGCCGAATTTCACCAATCCGATCAGCCGCGTTTCCGCTTCGGCTTGTCATTCGCCTCCGGCGTCGAGAGCGCCACCGCGTGCGCCGGCAGTGCAGCTCCGCGGTTCGCCCGGTCGATGCCGAACAGAATCCGCCGCACCAGTTCGTTGTCGCTCATGACGGGCGCTGCGCCCGCCGCTGCAGTCGTCGGCGTCTCTGCCCCGGCGCCCGGCTTCTTGCGCCCGTACCGCTCCGGCGCCCACTTCTCGATCAGTTTCAGCCGCGTGTCGATCTTGAGTCGATCGCGCTGCACGGCCTTCGGGTCGAACTCGAAAAACTCGCCACCGAGCTTGCCGGCCTTTTTCTCGTAATCGTCCTCGCGTTCATCGGCAATCTTCAGGCATTCCTCGGCTAGCGCGTCGACGTAAGCCCCCTTCGCCTGCGCCATCATCATCTCGAACGCCGGATACTCGGACAGCCACAGCAGGATAGTTTTCCTGCTCGGCATTCCCTGCGTCTCGGCGATATCCGAGATCGTCTTTCCGGCCGCGTGCAGGTCCGCGATCGTCGCGCCGAGATCAGGCGTGTACTCGTCGGTCATCGCCGCCGGTCACTTGCTGCACAGCAGGACGGCGTTCGCCACCGCCGTCGCGCCGTTTTGAAGTACCTTGATCTTGTGGAACGTCCCGAAAAACGCATAGCTGCGATTCGC